TGGCAAGCAAGCGGCGCTGTCGCCGGAACAGTCGAGCTTGAACAAGCCGCTGTATGGCATCGTCGGCACGCAACGCACCGCGCAAAACCTGCCCTACACGAGCGCGGAAATCGGCGCGATCAATACCGCGCGTCTCGACGTGATCGGCAACCCTTCGCCGGGCGGCAATTACTACGCGACGCAAACGGGCGGCAACGCATCGAGCACGGCGGGCCAGGACGGCGACAACTACACTCGAATGACGAATTACCTCGCGCTCACGCTCGCGGCGGCATTCGGCACGGTGATCGGTAAGAACCAGACGGTCGACCTTCGCAACGACGTCAAGTCGGCGATGCAAGCGTTCCTGTCGAACCTCTGGCGCCTGAACATGATCGGCGACGTCAACAACCCGACGCAAGCGCCGTTCTCGGTGCAGATCGACAAGGCGAACAACCCTGATTCGGCAGTCGCGAACGGGTACATGCAAGCCGACGTCAAGGTGAAATACCTGTCGGTGGTGCTGTTCTTCGTCATCAACCTGCAAGGCGGTCAGACGGTGCAAATCCAGTCGAGCGTTCAGTAAAACCCGGCCCGCCTCGCGCGGGCTTTTTCTTTGAGGCTCAAACATGCCGCTCAACGGCTTTACTATCGGTCGCGACCTCTCGGTGAATATCCAGACGCCGGCCGGTCAATTGAATCTCGCGCTGATTACCAAATTCACCGCGAAACCCGACATCACCGACGTCAAGGTGAAGGGTCTCGACGGTCGCACGCGTCACCTTCGCTTCCCTGATGGCTGGTCCGGCTCGTTCGAAGTCGAACGACAAGACTCGACGCTCGACGACTATTTCGCGAGCGAAGAGGCGAACTATTACGCCGGTCTCGACCTCGCGCCGTCGACCATCACCGAAACCATCACCGAAGCGAGCGGCGTCGTGTCGCAGTATCAATTCGTCGGCGTGATTTTCAAACTCGACGATGCCGGCGATTGGGAAGGCGACAAGACCGTGAAGCAAAAGCTTTCGTTCGTCGCAGAACAGCGCATCAAACTCTAATCCACAAGGAACATAAATGACGACAGTCAACGTCCGAAAGAAAGCAGCGGCACCCGCCGATACCCCTTCGAAAGAACTCGTGAAGAAAGCCGCCGAAGCGGTCACGATCGACACGGCGAACGGCCTGACGGTGACGCTGAAGAAGCCGGGCGTTCTGTCGCAGTTCCGGCTCGTGAAGATTCTCGGCGAAGCGGCAAAAAATCAGGTCTACGTCGGCATGGTGATCCCAATCACCTTCGTGACCTCGATCAATGGCGTCGCGGTCAACTACCCGAACACCGAACGCGAAATCGAAGCGATTATCACGCGCCTCGACGAAGAAGGTGTGACCGCGGTCATGCAAGCCGTCGCGGAGAACTTCGGCGGCGAATCGCCCGACGAGCAGAAGGCCGAAGTAAAAAACTAGCGCGCTCCGTTGCGGTTCGCGAAGCGCTCTGGTTGGTTCGGAATGGCGTGCCGTTCGACGTCGCGTTCTCTGTTGACGACGCGACGCGGACGGCTTTTTCAATCGTGTTCTCGGAGTTCGAAGGCAATAAATTCAACTACGAGCGCATGGAATTCGAGAAAGAGTAAATGCGCACATTCAACAGTCTCGGCTCATTCGCGGCCCACTTGCTCTCGCGCGATGCGGCTGTCGCGTTTGCAATGCAATCGGGGCTTGAAACGGTCGCTCAACGCGTGCGCGACACCGCGCGCGAGGAATTAGGCCACTATCAGCCGGCAATCGGCCATTTTGAAGCATGGCCGGAACTCGCTGACGCGACGAAAGATGATCGCGTTCGCAAGGGATTCACAGAGAACGACCCGCTGCTGCGCTCCGGCGATTTGCGCGAGTCGATCAAGGCGGCACACAACCGCACAGAGGCGGTGATCGGCTCCGAGTCCGACGTCGCGGTATATCAGGAACTCGGGACCAATAAAATACCGCCCCGCCCTTTCCTCGGGCCGGCGGTGCTTCACAACGAGGAATGGATCAAGCGCCTACTCGGGCGCGCGTTCGTCTCCGGCTTTCTCGGTGAAGGCGTCGACGTGAGTACGCAAATGACGTCTCGCGAAATCAGCTAAACGCCTTCGCGACGACATACGTCAGCACGAACAACAGCGCGAACGCGGGCGGCACGATGACCGCGAGCGCGACAGCGGCGGCGGCACGCTTCGCCAGGGTCGGCGCGCTTCGCGCATCGACGCGCCGCACGTTCGGGTATTGGACGAATGAGAACCGATCCGCCGCGAATTCATGGAGTCGAAACCTATAGGATTTTCTCATGTATGAAGCCTTTAAAATTGGCGTGCGCATCTCGCTCGTCAATGGAGTATCGCACGGCTTAATGCAGATGGCGCGTGAGTTTTCGCACGTTGAAGGCACGGTGCAACGCCTTCAGCGCTCGATTCGAAACATGAGCGGCGCGAGCAAAGCCGCTTTCGGCGGAACGATCGCAATCGGCCTGGGGCTTTCGATCGCGGCCTCGCTGAAGCCCGCCATTGATGCCGCGTCGAAGTGGGAGAAAGCGAAAGCCAATTTTAGCTTGTTCGGCATGAGCGACAAGCAAAATCAGGAGGCGTTCGAGTTCGCTAAGAACATGAACATCGCCGGCTCGTCGTATGTCGAAAACCTCAAAAAGATGACCGAAGCGCAAGGCGTGTTTCGGGAATCGGGCCTCACCGGCAGCGCGGCGCTCGAAGGCGCAAAGCTCGCGGCGCCGACGCTCTCGAAACTCGCCGTGCTGTCGAAGGCGAGCGGCAAGGAAATGTCGCACGCGGACGAGATGAACTTTCTGCGCGCGATCGAAGAAACCGGCGGCTTGCATAGCGCGACCGAATTCAACCGGCGAGCGGATTTGTATTACCGCATGGTGAATTCGTCGCAGGGCAATATCAAATACGAAGACTTGCGCGCGTTCTTCGCGCGGGGCGGCGTCTCGGCGCTCAACCTCACCGACTCCGGCCTCTCGAAGCTTGAACCTATCATGGGTTCGATGAAAGGCACGTCAGCCGGTACGGCGCTGATGACGGCATACAACCGGCTGAACGGCAATATCAAGTTGCCGAATCAGATCGTGCACGAACTCATCAACTCGGGTTTGTGGAACGGGCAGAACGTCAAGTTCAACCCGCACGGCGGCGTCGCGAACATTCAGTCGAAAGGCCTGCTCGCGGGCGGTGAATTGCTTCAGCAAGACCCGGCCGAATGGTATGAAAAGTTCGTGCGCCCGATGTACGACAAGATGGGTCTCAAGACCCAAGCCGATCGCGACAATTACAACGTCAAGTTGTTCGGGCGAACTGGCGGCATGCTGTATTCGCAGGTCGATCGCAACCGTAAGACGCTGCTCGACTCAGAGCACGCGGTCGCGCAGCAAAAGGGCATCAATCCGGCGTATCAAACGCTGATGAACACGTTCGACGGCAAGAAGCAAACCGCCGCCGCATCGTGGGAAAAGATTCTGACGAACATCGGCGAGCACGTTTTGCCGATCGTGAATCGCGGCATGGATGCGTTCAACAAGGTTCTGAGCGGCGTCGAGTCGTTCACGAAGAACAATCCCGGCCTGGTGAAGGCGATCGCAGTTGCGGCGGCGCTCTTTGCCGCGCTGCTCGTCGTCGGCGGCGTCGTCGCGGTCGTGGGCGGAACGCTCGTGATGCTCGGCGGCATTATCGGCGGCGCATTGACCGCCGGCATCGCTGCGGCGATGGTCGTGATTCCGGTCGTCGCGGGTCTTCTCGTCGGCTTTTGGGGCGACATCAAAAGCGGGTTCACGTCGTTCGCCTCCTATGTGGTCGAGATTGTCTCGGGCATGTGGGCGAAAGTGAGGTCGTTCCTTCCTGATTTCCTGACCGGCGGCGACAAGGCCGGCAATGCGCCGCCCGCAGAAAGCCGGGCGACGGATGCGGACCGCGCCTATTACGCGGCGTGGCATGGCGCATCGTCCCACGTCAAAACCGAAAGCCAAGCGACGGACGCAGATCGAGCCTATTCCGCAGCGTGGCACGGCGCATCGTCGCACATCAAAACCGCCGCGCAATCTGGCTCGGGCGGCAAGCAAGGCGACGTCTATCTCGACTCGAAGAAGGTTGGTGAAGTGCTGTCCAAGCAAATGGCGAAGGCTGCGAGCGCGCCGGGTCACTCGAACACCTTCGATTTCACGTTCGGACAAGCGTCCGCAGGGATGGCTTACTAATGGCGACCGTTCTCACCTTGGGCGATTTCGTATTCACTGAGTACGAAATCCCCGAACACATCAACGTTCGGTCGCGGCATCAGGCGATCGTTCACCGGCTGGTCGGCGGCGCTCGACAGGTCGACATGCTCGGCGCCGATCACGCGCCGCTCGACTGGTCCGGCTGGCTCGTCGGCACGACGGCGCTCGATCGCGCGCTCACGCTGAAGTCGATGCACGACGACGGCTTGCCGCTCACGCTGTCGTGGTCCGAGTTCCTTTACAAAGTCGTCATCACCGAGTTCGAAGCGGACTATCAGCGCGACTATCAGATTCCCTACCGCATCTCATGCACGGTCGTTCAAGACTATCTGAACGACGACGGCGGCGGCGCAGTGCCGACGATCGACGACCTGATGAA